TCGGCTGCGGGTACGGTATGGGTGCGGCTAAGTTTCAAGCAGCACTAAAGAGTTCTACCCCGTCAACCGAAATTACAATCGAAGAAGCACGGCGGATCATCGACATCTACCGCAAGACAAGCCCCGAGATCACCCGACTCTGGACGCAAGCGCAGAAGATGTTAATTAGTTTGAGCCAAGGTAACGGTGCATCGGTGGGGCGGGCCGGGGTTCTGGAGGTTGTGCCCAAAGAGACTGGCATCAAACTACCAAACGGGCTGCTCTTGCGGTATGATGATCTCCAAGCGCGGCAAGGTGAAAAAGGGTACGAGTTTACGTACAAGACGCGCAAAGGCCGCATCAAGATATATGGCGGTAAAGTTGTAGAGAACGTCTGCCAAGCAATCGCTAGGTGCATCATCGGGGAACAGATGGTCCGTATCGCCAAGCGATACAAGGTGGTTCTTACGGTGCATGACGCAGTGGCGTGTGTTGTACCTGACGCCAAAGTTTGGGAAGCACAGGTTTACGTGGAAGAGTGCATGCGGTGGGTTCCCGAGTGGGCCACTGGATTACCCCTGAACTGCGAAAGCGGGTTCGGTAAATCTTACGGAGATTGTTAATGATTGAGAAGATCGAAGTGGAAGAGATCGTTGACTACGCTATGCCGTTGATGCGGATCGATAGGTTGGCTAGGCAGATACACGATGATTGTTTGCACGGTAACTTGGCGCAAGCAGAGGAACTGACCACGTACTTGATCGCGGAAGGTCGCATCTTGCGTAACTCTTTATTGATTATGCAGAACAAGGAACGAACCAAGTGAATACTCGCTGGTCTTTCAGTAGCATCAAGTTGTTTGAGCAATGCCCACGCAAGTACCATCACTTGCGAATTCTGAAAGACCACGTAGAGTCTGAGACTGAAGCCATGTTGTATGGCACAAGGTTTCACGAGGCAGCAGAGTTCTACATTAAAAACGACACTCCGTTACCCCAATACTTTAGTTTTGTTAAGTCCACTCTCGACAATCTCAAGCAGATGTCGGGGGAAAAACTTTGTGAGTACGAGATGGGTGTAAAGGAAGACCTTACACCGTGTGCATTTGACGATCCAGATGTTTGGTTCCGTGGCATTGCCGACTTGTTGATCCTTGACCATGAAACGGGTGAAGGGCGAGTTATTGATTACAAGACAGGTAAAAGCGCGAAGTATGCCGATCCGGGACAACTGGAACTCATGGCTCTTTGCGTGTTCAAGCACTTCCCCACGATCAAGAAGGTGAAGTCTGGCTTGTTGTTTGTAGTATGCAATGCGTTCATCAAGGACAAGCACAGTGCTGACCAACAAGATGTACTGTGGGAGAAGTGGGTTCAGCGGCATAATCGGCTGAAGGTGGCAATGCAAACGGATGTCTGGAATCCAAAGCCGAGCGGACTGTGCCGAGCGCACTGTATTGTCACAAGCTGCCCCCATAATGGTAGGAAGTAAGGTAAATCATGGCGTACACAAAGTCCCCCCGCCCGTATAAAGAAGAGTACAAAGCGCAAGTGGAGCGCGGTGAGCACGAGAACCGGATGGAGCGGCAACGCGCTCGCCGTGCGCTAGACAAGAAGGGCGTAAGCCGAGCGGGTAAAGATGTGTCGCATGTGAAGGCACTCGCCAAGGGCGGGACCAATGCCGATGGATATAAGTTAGAGTCACCATCCGCAAACCGAAGCCGCAACTTGCACAAAAAGGGCGAGAAGAAGTAATGTATGGAGAAGGTAATTAAAGAGATCGCACGAAGCGTCCTTAGAAAATTACCTCCCGCTAAAGTAGAATTCGATGACCTCCTTCAAGAAGGACGGCTGGCTGTCTGGCTACAACGAGACAAGATCGCAACGCTAGATGCAAAACACACCCGTGCCTTTGTAGCGCAGTGCGCTAGGTGGGCGATGATCGATTGGGTTCGGTACATGTGGCCCTCTCGCGGTAAGAACGGGGCGATACTGAACACCAACGTAGACGACTACGAAGAATCTTTTAGTGAGCGTGGCAGTGTAGACACAACTCTTAGCCATGCTCAGGCCATGCAAGCTGTTGAACGAATAGAAAACAAGTTAACAGCAAACTATCGATTAGAGGTTTTATACCTATTTATACAAGGGCTGGAAGGCAAAGACATAGCAAAAAGGCTATGTATACGTCCTGAGACAGTGAGCCGCTACAAGAAAGAAATCCGAAAAGTTGTTAACGAATTTATTGGGTGATACATGGTGCAGCCGCCTATCGTTATGGTTGTTTGGGAAGATGCCAAAACCTTAGACGCAACCGCATGGGTCGAAAACCGCGATCACACATACAAGCCCCACTTGGTTTTTTCGGTGGGGTTTTTGCTTTCTGATACAGAGAATGGTGTTATCTTGACACAGGCATGGAACCCTGAGTTGATCGGCGCACGGGACCAGATTCCAAAGTCCATGATCCGAAGCATGACTTTTCTTAGCCCCGAGAAAATAAAAAAGTCGCGGCAGTTGACTCCTCAGATCAATTAGTGGCATAATTTCATCTGGTTCATGGATGCCGCTGTAAGGTGTGGGTGAGCGGTAAGGGCTTCACAGCCTTATAACTACACCAGCCAGCACGGGGTTCCTTTCATTCGCTCCGGGAACTGGCAATAATTCGGTAAGGCAGAACGGTTAAGGCTGTTCTGCCTGTTTTGCCATGAGTACAACAAATAGAGCACATGGAAATCGTAGAGAACAAAGCGTTGTTGCTAAAGTTGCGTGACCCTGCAAAGGTGACGAACATCATCCCAAAAAGCAAAGCACTTGATGAGCACACGGTGCTGGTGAACTGGGGGTTAGATGAAGTTCAGGTGTTAAAAAACCTGAAAATAAAAAACGTACCTTCACCTATTTTTCGTAGCTACGATTGGCCCGGACTCTACAAACCGTTTGACCATCAGAAAACAACAGCGGCGTTCTTAACGCTGCATAAAAAAGCGTTCTGCCTAAACGAGCAGGGCACTGGCAAGACGGGTAGCGTGATCTGGGCGGCGGACTACCTGATGAAACAAAGCCGCATACGCCGTGTACTGGTGATCTGCCCACTGTCGATCATGGACTCAGCATGGCGGTCAGACTTGTTCAAGTTTGCCATGCACCGATCAGTCGATATTGCATACGGGTCGGCTGATAAGCGGCGAGAAGTAATCAACGGCCCCGCCGAGTTTGTCATCATCAACTACGATGGACTGTCGATTGTTGAGCAAGATGTCGCCAAGGGGGGGTTTGACCTGATTGTCGTTGACGAGGCAACCCACTATAAGAACGTAAGTACCGAGCGGTGGAAGACGTTGAACCGACTGATGACCCCGCAGACATGGCTGTGGATGCTGACCGGAACCCCTGCGGCGCAGTCCCCCGTTGATGCTTATGGATTAGCTAAACTGATTAACCCTGAAGGTGTACCTAAGTTCTTTACATCATTCAAAGAAATGGTGATGTACCGGGCGACACAATTCCGCTGGATTCCTAAAGAGTCGGCCACAAAAACTGTTCACCGAGTGCTGCAACCCGCGATCAGGTTTACCAAAGAAGAGTGCCTTGATCTGCCGGAGATGACCTACGTTGACCGTGCTGTGGCCCTGACCAAGCAGCAGGAAAAGTACTACAAGCTGCTCAAGAACCAGATGATTATTGAGGCTGGCGGCGAGGAGATCACCTCCGTTAACGCTGCAGTTAATTTAAGCAAGTTGTTGCAACTCTCATGCGGTGCCGTCTACTCCGACAACAAAGAAACAATCGAGTTCGACATCAGGAATCGGTATGCCGTGCTAAAGGAAGTCATTGACGAGGCGGCTAACAAGGTGTTAGTGTTCGTCCCCTTTCGCAACTCGATCCAGATTCTGACCGATAAGCTGCTGGAGGATGGCTACACCGCAGAAATCATCAATGGAGATGTGTCGGCCAACAAGCGCACCGAGATTTTCAAACGCTTCCAAGAAACACCGGAACCGCGCATACTAGTCATCCAACCACAAGCTGCGGCACACGGGGTGACCCTGACTGCAGCAGACACGATAGTGTGGTGGGGACCGACAAGCTCTCTCGAAACTTACGCGCAAGCAAACGCACGGGTGCATCGGGCAGGGCAACATCACCCCACAACAGTTATCAGACTGCAAGGTTCAGCGGCTGAAAGACACGTATACAAGATGTTAGATACAAAAGACGCTGTACACACACAAATTGTTGATCTTTACAAACAATTGCTTGACTGAGCCGCCAAACAGCATTAGACTGTAGGCTCTGTAACCAACCAAGGAGAACGGAATGACAGACACGGCATCACCCGCCGAGGGAACAGTGCCCCCAGAAAAGCTGGTGAAGGTATATTTGAAGATGCGTACCGCACGGGATGCGCTTGTTAAAGAGCACGAAGCAGAACTATCCAAGGTCGAGGCTTCTATGCAACAAGTGAAGTCGGCTTTGCTGGCGTACTGTAAGGAACACAACATCGAAAGCGTTCGTACTAAAGCAGGGATGTTTTACCGCACCATCAAGCAAAGGTACTGGACGAACGATTGGGAGACTATGGGTAAGTTTGTGGT